ATGCACATGAGTTTCGTGGACAATGCTATCAAATTCCAGAAGGTATGCAACTATCTGGTACACCATTAAACGAAGCGATTGTAATGCTTAATTACATCATTCCATCTTTCAGAAAGAAGAATGATCTTGAGAAAGTAAACGTATGTGTTCTTACAGATGGTGAAGGATCACGTTCTGGTTATGGCAGAATCTCTAAGAGGGACTACGAGGAGGAGGACAAGATCTATGTTAGTGCAATCGGTACAATGAATGCACTGCGTGATCGTAAGACTGGTATTGTATACAAACCACTTGCAGATTGCTACTGTGGTTTAACTAACCAGTTACTTGTTCAAGTTAGAGATCGTAATCCTGGTGTTAACATTCTTGGATTTAGAATCCTTAGTGGCAGTCGTCTTAGTGATTTTGTTAACAGATATTCTGATAACCACTACAGCTATGATAGAATCCAGTCACAGTGGAGGAAAGACAAGTCTGCCGTCATTCCAAATCCACTTGGATACACTGCTCTGTATGCTATACAGCAAACCGCACTTGACGCTGACACAGAGATGAGTGTAGAATCAGGAGCAAAGAAGGCAGACATCTCTCGTGCTTTCAAAAAAATGTTGAAGTCAAAGTCAACAAACAAGAAACTGTTGAACTCTTTCGTGGGGTACGTTGCTTGACAACCTCCCCTTTTGGGTTTATACTTAATCAAACTGGCCAAATCTTACACAATCTATGAGAAAACTCAAACAATTGTGCAGAGAGTATCGCCAATATGAAAATCTTCATAATGGAAAGATACTTATCTTCGCACTCCAGCAACAAATCCGTCAACGTCCAAAAGGAACTCAGATAAGATTTCTCAAGAAATCTGCTAAGTCATACTTTAGGGAAAACTATCCTTCTGCATTCGATGAAATGACTGAGAAGGATTGGGATGACGTATCAAAACGTCTTAGTTATATCTGGAATACAACTAAGAACGAAGATCCTATCTTCGCAGATCTAAGGAAGGTAGCACCTTCATACTTTGCTGGAAGTAAGCAAGTATCAGAAGAGCAGATCAAACTTCCTTTTGATCTATATGAAAAGGTAACTCTTCCAGTAGAGAAGAAACAACCAGAACCTGTTTATGCTTTTAAGCAAGATGTTACACCACCTACACCCGATGCATTCGATGTTGTAGATCGTATCATTGATAGGTTTACTGAAGCAACTGTAACCACAAAAGATGGTACAGTGATCCAGTTGAAGAAGTGACACACACCCCCTTCACAGGGGGTTTTTTCTTGCTATCATAAGTACATAACAAACAACAAAGCAATGCCAGCAAAAAACCCACTAACCACAGAAAAATTAGTAAAGTATCTTACTAAGCAAAATGGTACAGAAATTAATGCAGATCATGTACGTGAAGCAGCAGCACACTTCGGATTGAAGTACGCATCTACAACTAAAAGGTTGCGTAAGTTCTATGTCAAGCGTGGTACATGGTCACTCGAAGCAGTAAAAGAAAGTCTTGAGCGTCAGATTTCTGCTCCTGCTGTAGTTCCATCAGAAGTACAGAATCTAGTACCAGCAAAAGATCCAAACTTTGTTCCTTTCGGTAACTTCAGTGATGTAAAGAAGATCATCAATAGTAAACTCTTCTATCCTACATTCATTACTGGTCTATCTGGTAATGGTAAGACTCTAGGTGTAGAGCAAGCATGTGCTCAACTAGGTAGAGAATTGATCAGGGTAAACATCACTATCGAAACAGACGAAGATGATCTCATCGGTGGATTCAGACTTGTTAATGGTCAAACTGCATGGCACAATGGTCCTGTAGTAGAAGCACTAGAGAGAGGTGCAGTTCTACTTCTTGATGAAGTTGACCTTGCATCAAATAAAATCCTATGTCTTCAATCAATCCTTGAGGGTAAAGGTGTATTCTTGAAGAAGATTGGTAAGTACGTTAAGAAATCATCAGGTTTTAATGTTATTGCAACTGCTAATACCAAAGGTAAAGGTTCTGAGGATGGTAGATTCATCGGTACTAATGTATTGAATGAAGCATTCCTTGAGAGATTTGCTTTGACATTCGAGCAAGAGTATCCTTCAGTTAAGACTGAGCAAAAGATTCTTGAGAAAGTATCTGGTAACTTAGGTGTACTTGATAAAGAGTTCTGCACACACCTTGCTAACTGGGCAGACATCATCCGTAGAACATTTAAGGATGGTGGTATCGATGAGGTTATTTCAACTCGTAGACTTGTACACGTCATTCGTGCATTCGCTATCTGGCAGGATCGTATGAAGGCAATCAAACTTTGCATCAACCGTTTCGATGATGAAACAAAGCAGTCATTCTTAGATTTGTATGATAAGATTGATGCAGATGTAGAAACTACTGAGGAGGTAAACTAATGAATGTTATCCTAGAAAGATTCCCATACCGTTATGTTGAAGACGGTGTTATTGAATTGAATGGTAAACCAGACTATCGTATTCAAAAGTTCAATGAGTATACTAGAAGGTATAATGACATGTATTATCTTGACAGTGCTCTCCAACTAGACGCATGTCTAGAGGACTTTGAATACACCAAATGGTTAGATCCTGCTGGTGTACCATGTTACGTTAAGGATGTAGCACGTCACTATGACTCAGATTCTTAATTACGTTACTGCTTTTTGGACAGTGGTGGTTCTTAATTGTATCCACCCTACCAACTGGCAGTATTGTTATAGAGTAGATCAATGGTTGTTTCCTGAGATCCATTATGGATGGAAAATTTATACAGGAGAAATCAAACCCTATCAAAATGAAAAGGATTATTTAAATGATTAAATCAAGCGATTGTAGATTCATCGGTAGCATCGTATCCCTTGAGGAAGGTGCTGCCAGAGTTCAAGGAGTCCATGACGATAAGATCACAGTACTTAAACTTGACGGTTCGGAAAAAGAGTGCTATTATAAAGATATTCAATATGTATGGACACCTTGAAGTATAACGAAGACGAACTTATTAAAGAGATTCATGAGTACATTAGTAACACCTATAGAGGACACTACTCTTCTGGTAATGTACAAACACTTGACCTCATTGATTCTGTTGGAGATGCTGAAGCATTTTGTAGAAGTAATGTTCTAAAATATGCCTCACGTTATGACCGCAAAGGATCAGCACGTAAAGACATTATTAAAATTATTCACTATGGAATTCTCCTTCTACACTTCAACGACAAAAGAGCATCAGCAGATGCAGCAAACACAGGCTCCACTTCCTTCACAGTTGACTATGACAAGTAAAGTAAAACTATCATCACAAACATTAAACGTACTTAAAAACTACAGTACGATTAATTCATCTATTGTTATTAGGAAAGGTAATGTTATCAGAACAATCAGCAACGGAGAAAACATCCTTGCTAAGTACACCTGCGAAGAGAGCTTTCCAACTGACTTCGCTATATATGATCTTAGCCAGTTTCTTTCAGGTCTTTCTTTGTTTGACAATCCTGAACTGGACTTCACCTCTGGGGATTATGTCACTATTCGTAGCGGTGGTCGCTCTGTTAAGTATTATTTTAGTGACCCTGAAATTACGCTCAAGTCTGCACCAGAGAAGAATGTAAAGTTTCCTGGTGGAGATATCTCTTTTGGTATTACTGCTGAGGAACTGTTTGCTTTACAGAAAGCATCATCTGTATATGATCTACCAGATCTTACATTCGATACTACAAACGGATCTATCAGATTGATCATTCGGGATAAGGAGAATGATACCAGTAATACATTTGAGCAAACTGCTTCTGGTGATTTCGAAGGGAGTTACTCACTTGATGTTAAGATTGAGAACATTCGATTAGTACCAGGTTCTTATACTGTGAAGGTATCTTCTCAGTTGATTTCTGAATGGACTAATTGTGATACAGATCTCACATACTACATTGCACTAGAACCAGCATGAGTTTAAAATATCCTCATCTTAAAGATTACATTTTTAAAATGAATCTTCTACCAGAGGATGTATGTGATTCTATAATCAAGAGATTAGAAAAGAGAGATAGGTGGGAAGATCATGGTTGGTACGATGCAAAGGAAGAATCTTCTTATAGTAAAGGAGATTTTCAAACAGTAAAGAATGAAAAGTGTCGCCAGAAAATCTTCCCATATATCAGAGATCTTTGTGTAGCATATAACAAAAAGTATTTTGTTAAAGAGAATACCAATTCTGATATTTTCTGGTCAACTACAGGTGACATAAAGTTCAACAAGTATTCTGTTGGTGAATCTATTGAACCACATCATGATCATATCCATGATATGTTTGATGGTAAGGTTCGTGGTATACCCACCACTAGTTTGATTGGTGTACTAAACGATGATTATGAAGGTGGAGAACTTCTATTCTGGAATGAGCATCGTGTAGATTTAAAGAAGGGTGATGTTGTAGCGTTCCCTTCTGTGTTTTTATTCCCTCACGAAGTCATGACAGTGACTAGTGGCATACGTTATTCTTGGGTTACTTGGTGCGTTTAATGAACAAAGAATTTTTATGGGTCGAGAAGTATCGACCAAAAGTTATTGATGATTGTATACTTCCTCAAAGTATCAAGGAAGTATTTAAAGGATTTGTTTCTCAAGGTGAGTTACCTAATCTTCTGCTTACTGGATCTGCTGGTGTTGGTAAAACTACCATCGCCAAAGCACTCTGTGAGCAGATTAATGCATCCTACATCATGATCAATGGATCTGATGAGGGTAGGTTTCTTGACACTGTGAGGAACAGGATCAGAACATTTGCTTCAACGGTCTCACTGACCTCTGGGGCATCTCATAAGGTAGTTATTATAGATGAAGCAGACAACACAACCAATGATGTTCAACTCTCGCTCAGAGCTGCTGTGGAGGAGTTCCATAGTAATTGTAGGTTCATCTTTACTTGCAACTTTATTAACAAGATCATTGAACCTTTACACTCACGATGTACTGTCATCGATTTTCGTGTAAAGAATGGACAGTCTGTACAATTACAAGGTCAATTCTTTGAACGACTTAGAACTATACTAAAGACAGAAGATGTTAAATTTGAAGATAAGGTTCTGGCTAAACTTATTAGGAGGTATTATCCTGATTGGCGTAGGCTTATCAATGAGTGTCAACGCTATGCTGCTAATGGATCCATTGACACTGCTATACTCGTTGATGTCGCTGATGTTAATTTTGATAATCTACTTTCGGCATTGAAGCAGAAAGATTTTAAGACTGTTAAAACATGGGTAGTTCAACACATGGACAATGATCCTAGCATGATTATGCGTAAGATTTATGACAATTTATATAACGTCTTAAAACCCAATTCAATTCCCGAAGCAGTATTAGTTATCGCAAAGTATATGCGAGATATCTCAAACGTACCTGATCAAGAGATCAACATGCTTGCTTGTCTGACTGAAATTATGATGACTTGCGAATTTCAATAAAGTATGCTAAATTAACATAGCAAGTGGAGTTTCCCATGACTGAGTTAAAACGACCAAACCCTTACAATGCCAAGAACACTAAAATCACTGAAGACACCACTGCGTTATCCAGGAGGAAAGAGCAGAGCAATAGTAAAGTTGCTCCAATACCTCCCAGACCTTACCCAGGTAAAAGAGTTTCGTGAACCCTTTTTGGGTGGAGGTTCTGTTGCATTAGAAATTACAAAGAGGTATCCTAAGATAAACATATGGGTCAATGATCTATATGAACCTCTAGCAAATTTCTGGCAAACGTTGCAACATGATGGTGATAAATTACAAAAAGAATTGTTGAGTCTTAAGGAGGTACATTGTAATCAAGACTCAGCAAGATGTTTGTTTCTAGAAATGAAGGAGATAATTAATGACGAAGAAAAATCTAACTTTGATCGTGCCATCGCTTTTTATATCGTTAATAAGTGTAGCTTCAGTGGTCTCACTGAGTCTTCATCATTTTCTGCACAAGCATCAGACTCCAACTTCTCCTTCAATGGAATTGAAAGACTCGTGGAATACTCCGAGATTATTGAAAGATGGAGAATTACGAACGACACCTACGAATCCCTCTTAACAGATAAGAAGGATGTATTCGTTTATCTTGATCCACCCTATGACATTAAGATTCCTATCTATGGGAAGAGGGGTGCTATGCACAAGTACTTCGATCATGATAAGTTTGCTGCTGATTGTGACGATCATACTGCACCTATGCTGATATCATATAACAGCAGTCAGGTAGTAAGAGACAGATTCAAAGATTGGAATGCTGCTGAGTTCGATCACACTTATAGTATGCGTACTGTTGGTGACTATATGAGAGAACAACAAGACCGTAAGGAACTGGTTCTTTTGAACTACTGAACCAGTTGAAGAACTGGCACACTTCACTGTCACAGTAAGGTTGTTCTGCTATAATACATATATAACAAAGGTACTAACTATGAGATGTGAAGTAAAACTATATGTTGCTGGAACAGTCTTCACAGAGACAGTACATGCACGTGACTATCAAGAAGCAAGACAAGTCGCACTTGCTCGTAATCCTAACGCTAGAGTTATGGGTGTAAACGCTGCCAAATGAGCAAAACAAATATACAAGAGAAAATCGATGTAGCATTGAAGCGAATCGATGAATTGCTTTTGTTAATCGAACACTGGAAAAAACAAGATAAAGATAAATGATTTTTATAGCAAGACCATCAGTGTATACTTTACCTGGTACATGGGAGAAGCAACCTGATGTTCTCATCCCACATTTTAATCTAACACCTGATCAAGGATTCATTTTGTTCTTTGGTTTACTTGTGTTATCATTAGTAGGGTATGGACTCTACCTTACGGTAGGAGCAGGTAGGAAAAAATTGAGAGACTCTATTGACGAGCATGCTAAAATGCATGAACTAGGTATTGCACACGGACACAGTGGAAACAAAGATGCCTATAAAATTTCTGGTAAACTAGAACACAAACACGACTAACATGTATCAACTTAAAGATTATCTATACTCCATCAATCAATCCAAAAAGAATCTGATGGTGGATGATGTTGATGCAGAAAAAAGGTACACCCCCTACGTCGTGAACAGATGTCTTTCATCGTTTACTGATGCTATTCTTTATTCCAATGAGATGAATAAGTCTTCTTATCTTCCAAAGAAGATGCAGTATGACTTTTACATAAATAGTTTGAAGCCTAGAAAGCGTTTTTCGCCATGGGCACGTAAAGATTCTATTGATTATATTGATGTAGTTAAAGAGTATTATGGTTATAATGATGATAAAGCTCTACAAGCACTCAGAATTCTCACAAAGGATCAACTTGAACATATCAAATATTCATTGAGAAAGGGTGGCAAAAATGAGCGTCGAAACTGACATCCAGTGGAAACAATCAGACATGATTGAAGTATTACTGAGTGAACCTGATGATTTTTTAAAGGTAAGAGAAACACTAACAAGGATAGGTGTAGCTTCTAGAAAAGAAAAAAAGATTTATCAGTCCTGTCATATTCTACATAAGCAGGGCAAGTATTTTATAGTTCATTTCAAAGAACTATTTGCTTTAGATGGTAAGAAAACAAATTTAAGTATTAACGATGTTCAACGTCGTAACAGAATTATTCAGTTGTTATCAGACTGGGGTTTAATTAAAATTTCTGATGCTGATAAGGTAACTGACCTAGCACCACTAAATCAAATCAAGGTTCTAGCATTCAAAGAAAAGGATGACTGGACATTAGAAAGCAAGTATAATATTGGTAGGAAGAAGACAGACCCTTCATAATGCAAATCATTGATAATGATCTTAATCATCTTGTAATTAAATCACAAACTGATAAGATACACCGTTGGAAAACTTGGGAACCTAAGTCACCGTTTGCACCTAATGTAGATGCACACGTTTTTTGTGATGAGTATGATTCTTTACTCGCAAAGGAAGTAAGAGTCATAGCAAACCAGTCTTACTTGGGTCAGATAGAGGAGACAAAGTTTCTGTCTGCTGCCAATTGGAAATCTTTATGGACTAAGTACAATCTTTTTACTTGGTCTCACTCAGTCTTTAAAACATTAAGAGATCATATCTACGATAGTTACGTTGAGTATTGTAATGCTATTGAAGTAGAAGTCTTAGACAGAAAAGATATATGGATCAGAGGATGGTTTGCTAGATTAGAACCAGGACAAAATATTGGAATGCATTCCCATGCTATACATGAGAATGCTTTTGTTAGTGGAAACATGGCATTACATAACCTTAATCCATGGACTACTACAGACTATTGGATACCGTTGTTTAGTTTATATCATGGGTATTTCCAAGTTAAGAATGAACCAGGTGTTGTCACTTTGTTTCCTTCATGGTTACAGCATAGAGTTGATACTAATCAGAGTTCGAAGGTTCGGTATACCCTAGCATTTGATCTTTTTAATGAATACAACTTCAAATATATCAGGAAAACCGACACAACAGATACGGATCTTGCGAAAATAATCCTGTTGTCAACTAAGTTATAGTGTGATTAAATAGTAGTGTCGCCGTAAGGGACACAAATACACTCGCTTAATAAGGAGAACTATTATGGGTAACCTACAAAGGTATCACTCTGCTGATTTACCACAGCTACTAGAAAGAATAAACAAGAACTCTATCGGAATGGATGATTTTTTCGATGGATTTTTTAATGCAACAACAGATAACTATCCACCATACAATTTGGTATCTGTAAACAATGTTGAATCCAGATTAGAGATCGCTCTTGCTGGTTTCAAGAAAGAAGAGGTTGCAGTTTACACAGAATATGGTAAACTGTTTGTAGAAGGCAAGAAAGAAGACACAGACACAAAAACAGAATATCATCACAGAGGATTAGCACAGAGATCTTTCAAAAGATCTTGGACTATTTCTGAAGATGTAGAAATTACGTCTGTAGAGTTTGAAGATGGTCTTCTATCTGTTAGACTAGGCAAAATCATTCCAGAGCATCATGCTAGAAAGGATTGGCTTTGACTTGACAATTGATTAAATATGATGTATACTATAAAAACCGTAGAAAATAAATTATGACGGATTCAGCTGCTGGTGCTCAGTCTGCACCAATTCAACACAACATTCGTATCGTGACTTTAGCGTCAGGTGAGAATGTTATCTGCAACTTCTCTCAGGTTCGTGAGGATGATAAGTTTGTAGCATATCAAATGCTATATCCTTTGATCACAGAGCTTGAGGTAGAGGGTGTAGATGGTTCACCCGATGCTACTTATCGTGTGAATTATCGCCGTTGGAATGTCTTCACACCCTATGAAGATTTCCGACTAAATCCACAACATGTGGTGACTGCCATGCCTCCAAACCAAGAGATCATGGTAAACTATGTACAGAAATTGAAGGAGGCTGGAGTTGATCTAAGTTTCCTACCTAATAATGGAGAGGACATTCTAAATGGCGGAGGAACAACAGGAGAATCGAGTGCAGCTGCTGCTACTGCGGGACCAGTGGGTAGTAGCACGAGTTGAGGAATTGGGTGGGGTAGAGTTTGGTGACCCAGACTGTGTACTATCTCACCCTAAACAAGTAAAAGATGACGGTGAATTGATATCATGGCCTCCTCATTCTGATGAGTCTGACGTTGTTATACGATCATCTGATATACTAGTCTTGGTTAATCCAAGTAAAAAAGTTCTCGCTCGTTACATTGAATCTGAATGAAGTTCTACACTAACGTTGAACAAGCTGGCAATCGCTTGCTAGTGCGTGGTTATGATGCAGGTAACGCATTCTCATATAGGGTGGGTTTCAACCCCACCCTGTATGTTCCTACAAAAAATTATACTGAGTGGCGTACACTCGAAGGGGATTGTGTAGAACCTATGAAGATGGGGTCTATAAATTCTGCTAAAGAATTCATTAAAGAATATAAAGAAGTTCCCGACTTCGATATCTATGGGAACACTAGGTATCTTTATCAGTATATTGCTGAAGAACATCCAGAGGATGAGATCAAGTATGATACGTCAAAGATACGTGTATTCAACATCGATATTGAAACTGCTGCTGAGAATGGGTTTCCCGACATCGATTCAGCAGACCAAGAAATCCTAGCGATCAGTATTAAGGACTCTTATTCTGGTCGCATTGTTGTCTTTGGTGCGAGACCGTTTGATAACACGCATGATGATGTAGATTACATGCACTTCAGAACAGAAGAGTCCATGTTAACAGCATTTTTGCAGTACTGGAATGAAAATTGTCCTGATGTTATTACGGGTTGGAACGTACAGTTGTTTGATATTCCCTATATCGCTAGGCGTATTGACAGGTTACTCGGTGAGAAAGCTACTAAGTCTCTTAGTCCTTGGAAGCTTATATCTTCGAGGGAAATCTACATCAAAGGACGTAGACAAGTCGCTTACGATCTTCCAGGAATTTCAACTCTGGATTATCTCGAATTATACAGGAAATTCACTTATACAAACCAAGCAAGCTATAGGTTGGATCACATCTGTATGGTTGAACTTGGAGCGAGAAAGTTAGATCACTCTGAGTATGATACATTCAAAGAGTTCTATGAGAAAGACTGGCAGAAGTTTATCGATTATAACATCCATGATGTTAGGTTGGTAGATCAACTTGATGACAAGATGAAACTGCTTGATCTTGCATTCACTATGGCATATGATGCTAAGGTGAACTATGAGGATGTCTTCTCACAAGTTCGTATGTGGGACAACTACATCTATTGTGAATTAAATAAAAGAAAGATTGCTATTCCCCCTAAGAAAGAGAGTGCAACTAAAACTGAAAAGTACGCAGGAGCTTATGTCAAGGAACCGAAAGCAGGACGCTATGATTGGGTGGTTAATTTTGACCTCAACAGTCTGTATCCTCACCTTATTATGCAATACAATATCTCGCCAGAGACCCTCACGGATGACAGACACCCAACAGTTACAGTTGATCGAATACTTCAAAAAGAGGTAGAGATTGATGGTGAGTTTGCTGTGTGTGCCAATGGAGCACAGTACAGGAAGGATGAGTATGGGTTCTTGCCGTTGATGATGCAGAAGATGTATGACTCTAGGGTCATCTTCAAGAAGAAAATGATTAAGGCGAAGCAACAGTATGAAAAAACTCCTACAGTTGAACTCACGAAGGAGATTGCCAGATGCAATAATATTCAGATGGCGAAGAAGATCTCTCTTAATTCTGCTTATGGTGCTATCGGCAATGAGCATTTTAGATACTATCGTCTTGCAAACGCTGAAGCAATCACCTTATCTGGACAAGTCTCAATCCGTTGGATTGAGAACAAGATGAACGGTTACCTAAATAAACTACTCTCAACAGATAGTATTGATTACGTTATTGCATCTGACACCGACTCAATATATCTTAATCTCGGACCTGTTGTTGATAAATTTTTTGGTAATAGGTCTGACGATAAGGTTCGGATCGTGGAGCTTCTTGATAAGGTCTGCAAGGATAAGTTGGAACCGTTCATTGATGCCTCATATGAGGAGCTTGCGTCGTATGTATCGGCGTATGATCAAAAGATGATCATGAAGCGAGAGAACATCGCTGACAGAGGTATATGGACTGCCAAGAAGCGATACATATTAAATGTATGGGACTCTGAAGGAGTCAGATATAAAGAACCCAAGATGAAAATCATGGGACTAGAAACAGCGAGGTCTTCGACACCTCAGTATTTTAGGGATAAATTATATGCAGCTTTTAAGATCATTATCAGCAAAACAAATGATGAACTTATCTCATTTGTCAATGACGTGCGAACAGAAACAAGTAATAGACCCTATGAAGAAGTCGCATTCCCAAGAGGCGTTAACAACCTTGAAAAATATAAGCACAGAACTGACATCTATAGTAAAGGCACACCGATCCACGTCAGGGGAGCACTCCTCTACAACTACTACTTGAAAAAGTATGGCATCGAAAACAAGCATCAAAGGATACAGGAAGGTGAGAAGATCAAGTTCATGTACTTGAAGACACCAAATCCTATCCATGAAAACTGTATCAGTTTCTTTGCTGAGATTCCAGAAGAGTTTGGTATCCAAAAGTATGTGGACTATCAAACACAATATGAGAAATCCTTCCTTGACCCATTGAAAAATGTGTTAGACTGTGTAGGATGGACACATGAACGTAAAATTACATTAGGGAGATTTTTTGAATGAATAAACGCCTTTGGGTGGTGAGTTGGACTAACGATCAAGTATCCACTACAGACTCAAGTAACTTGAAATGCTTTGAGGAACAGGATACTGCTAGATCGTATGCAAAATTAATGAGTGCGAACTACTCATACGTAAATATGTACTTAAGTGAGGTAACCGATGGGATTCCTAGATAATGTTATAAAGGATAGTGGAAATGAATTTGCAAGTAAGGTCTCTGACGGAGTGGCTGCTGGAGATACATCCAGCTTTGTGGATACTGGCTCTTATATTTTTAATGCTGTCGTTAGTGGTTCTTTATTTGGAGGTATCCCCTCTAATAAAGTCACAGCACTTGCAGGAGAATCCTCAACAGGAAAAACTTTCTTTGCACTTAGCGTTGTACGTAACTTTCTTGATAACAATAGCAACGGTGGGGTTATTTATTTTGAGTCTGAGTCTGCTCTCAGCAAAGATATCATTGAGTCCAGAGGAATTGATTCAAAGCGTATGGTAATCTTTCCTGTTGCTACGATTGAAGAGTTTAGAACTCAAGCAACTAGGATTGTTGACAAGTATATGAAAGAACCAAAGGATCAGCGTCAACCATTGATGTTTGTTCTTGACAGTCTTGGTATGCTAAGTACATCAAAGGAGATGGAAGACATCACCAATGATAAACAGGTCAGGGACATGACCAAATCACAGTTAATTAAGGGTGCTTTTAGAGTATTGACCCTTAAGTTGGGTCAGGCAGGTATTCCTATGCTTGTCACGAATCACACATATGATGTGATCGGATCCTATGTGCCAATGAAAGAAATGGGCGGTGGTGCTGGACTAAAGTACGCAGCATCTACTATAATATTCTTAACTAAATCAAAAGAGAAGGATGGAACAGACTTAGTGGGTAACATCATTAAGTGTGAGTCCAAAAAATCTCGCTTTACTAAGGAGGGTTCTAAAGTTGCTACAAGATTATTCTTTGACGAACGTGGATTGGACAGGTATTATGGACTCTTGGAGCTTGGTGAGAAGTATGGAGTATTCACAAGGGTGGGGAACCGTATCAAAGTTGGTGACTCTAATGTTTACCCTAAGTCTATACTCGGTGATCCTGAGAAATACTTCACAGACGAAGTGATGGCAAAACTAGAAGAAGCAGCAAGGACGGAGTACAGTTATGGCAACTGAAAGGATTGAGGAAACTATTTTACGCAATCTTCTTTTCACAGAGGAGTACTATCGTAAGACAGTTCCTTTCCTGAAGCCTGATTATTTTCAAGAATATCATGAGAAGGTTATCTTTGAAGAGATTCTTGATTTTTCTGTGAAATATGATAAGGTTCCTACTCAGGAAGTTATCATAATCAATCTACAAAATCGTACTGATTTAACTGAAGATACATTTAATCAATCACTTGAGGTGATACGTGGTCTTACTGATGAATGGGTAGATTTTGAGTGGATGATAGATGCTACTGAAAAGTGGTGTCAAGATCGTGCTATATATCTTGCACTTATGCAGTCAATCAAGATTGCAGATGGTGGAGACAGCAAGCTAGACAAGGGTGCTATCCCTAGCATCCTTCAAGATGCTTTGGCTGTCTCATTTGATGAACACATCGGACATGACTATATTGAACAAGCAACTGATAGATATGAGTTCTACCACAAGACAGAGGAAAAGATTCCCTTTGATCTTGAAAAGTTTAACTATATTACAAAAGGTGGCATACCTAATAAGACTCTCAACATCGCTCTTGCTGGTACAGGTGTCGGGAAAAGTTTATTCATGTGCCACATGGCTAGTTCCTGTCTCACATCGGGGATTAACGTTCTCTATATTACATGTGAGATGGCAGAGGAAAAGATTGCTGAACGAATTGATGCGAATCTTTTAAACTGTAACATCAAAGATATACCTGAGTTACCAGAAGTATTGTATACTTCTAAAGTCCAAGAGATTGCTAGAAAGACACAAGGTAAACTTATCATTAAAGAATACCCTACTGCTTCAGCACATTCTGGACATTTCAAGGCACTCTTATCTGATTTGAATCTTAAAAAAGATTTCAAACCACATATTATATTCATTGACTACCTTAATATTTGTGCTAGTTCCAGATATAAAGGTGCTGTTGTTAACTCTTACACTTATGTTAAAGCGATTGCTGAGGAGCTTCGGGGTCTTGCTGTCGAGCATAACGTACCGATTGTCAGTGCTACTCAAACTACTCGTGCTGGTTATGGGTCTAGCGATCCTGACCTTACTGACACGTCAGAATCCTTTGGACTCCCTGCTACTGCTGACCTTATGTTCGCTCTCATATCTACTGAGGAGTTGGAATCACAAAATAGATTATTAGTTAAGCAACTAAAGAATCGTTATAATGATCCTACTAGTAACAAAAAGTTTATGATAGGTATTGACAGATCTAAGATGAGGCTGTATGATGTTGCTGAGGATACATCAATTTTAAATTCATCTGCTGAAGAAGAAGAGATGCCTCAGTTCTCAGAAACACAAAACAGATTAAGTAAATTTGCTGAATGGAATGTATAAATTATGACTAATAATGTTGACTTTGATAAGTACAGTCATTTCGTGGATGCTGTCACAAGCGATTGTTCTAAGGATTTTGTCGCTCTTGCTGACCGTATGGGTGAACTTGACAGACAAGGTGCAAATATTGAACGTCTTACCACTGCTGGTGTTGGGCTTGCTGCTGAGTCTGGTGAGTTTCTTGAGATTGTTAAAAAGATGGTCTTTCAAGGTAAACCTTGGAACGACGACAACCGAGAGCATCTTATTATTGAGTTGGGTGACGTTCTGTGGTACGTAGCACAAGCTTGTATAGCACTCGATGTACCTTTTGATGATGTCATCAGAGGTAATGTTAAAAAATTAGAGAAACGCTATCCAGGTGGTAGTTTCTCCGTTGAAAAATCTGAAGTACGAGCAAAAGGAGATCGTTAAATGCCATTAGTATTCATTGTTTTAGGTTCATCATCTATAGGTGTTGCACTTGCTTTATACATCCTTCGTAAATATAATCCACATAATTAAATGACACTCACACGAGCAGTAGAAGAATCCCTAAGAGACGCACAAGGAAATCTACGCAATGCATTAGCATATGCAGCACGTAATGAGAAATCATACGTTGCTAAACACATTGCTAATATGCTTGCTAACATTGATAACCTTGTTGATTCAACAAAGATCCTTGAAATGTTAGATGATATGAACGACCGCATACCTGATGATGACTAATGTTAGATCGAAAGGAGATAAAGGAGCACCTTAAAAAACTGAAGCAAATCAAACGTGATTTGAAGAAACCAGGTACACCTCTCCGTAAAAGAGACAAACAGAACAAACCTTCCTCTAAATAACTAGGGGAAGGTTTTCTATTATGGCTAACGTATCGTGGAGAAAATTAGGACAGGTAAACGACAAGGGTGATATGTATCTCTTAGTTGTTTTTCATGCTATGCATACACGTAAAGAAATTCAAGTTGAGAGTCACGGCAAAGTTTTGTTGACTGCACCTCAGAAAGTATACGATGACATGGAAGATGTGTTCAATGGTGATCTTCCATATGATTCTGTTAAAGGAACTGATTCATTTAAGTCAAGATATAGTGGTGCTAAAGGAAAAGTTTTAGAAGTAAGAAAGATAGGTAAGACTAAGTTAGTAGATAAGATAGGTTTCACAAAGATTTTTAAGTCACCTGAGTTTGGAAGCAATACAGGATCAGGTGCTGGTGCAAAAGCAACAGAGATGTTTGAAAGTGCTGCATGTTGGATGACTGCACTTGCTTATAAACATGGTGGTATTCCAGATGGATATGTTTTGAAAGAATCAGACTTTGATGAGGTGAAAAAACATGTAGATACAACTGCAACGTTACACGAAGCTTTTATGTTTCTGAATAACAATTCAGATTGGATGACTTCTACTATTAAGACAGCAAACAAACTATATTCAACTAATGAGTTTAAGAATCCTAAGTTTCATTTCTATAGAGGTAAGAAGATTGTTGATGTAGTTGAAAATCATTTCAAAATTGTCAACAAAGAAGAAGGAAGACCATTTTCTAACCTAAACAAGTGGACACCTGCTGATATGTACATGTGTGATTGTAATTTTGACAATACACTGATCACAGATACAGTTCTCTTTGCTGATTTGAATACTAAAATGCAGATTTTGATTGATCAGAAGAAATTGATTGGTGTATCGTTGAAAGGTATTGGTTCTGGTCAAGCAAATATATCTAAGAAAAATTTTATAGGAGGACCAGCAAAACAAACAAGAAGATTTACTGGTATGAGAGCTAAGAGTTTGTTTGGTTCTATGGATGTATATTTTACAGCAGCACCAGGTGATATAGAAGTACAGTTCCGTGCTACCGATACTGCTGGTAAGACATGGCAAGGTGAGGTCATGGGTGAATCAGCAAAGCATGGTAAGATTGGTGGTGGTGTGTTAGATAATGTATTAAAGAAGGTCTTAGGTAAGAACAAAGGATTGTTTTCTAAGACAGGTTATTCAAAGACATCTGCAATAGCATCTGCTGCTAACTCATTAGATAAGAAAATTTTTAAATTAGCTACAGATAACAGTGATATCTTTGAGGAACAGGAAGATATAACAATTGATAGAATCTCTGCCATGTCACCGAAGTGGAAGTTTGCTAAGTATCTTGGTCTTGTCTTCGCTGATATCATGAGAACTGCTAATACAGATGATCAGCATGACATTGCTACAAAATTATATTTGTATGCCACATCAGAATCAGATCAATCTGCACCATATATTAAAGTTTCCTAATGGCTAACGTAACACAACTAAAACACTTAGAACATCTGGAAGATGAGATGCTTAACTATGGAGTTGCTGGATGTAAAGCCTCTGTTAGTTTCTTACAGGAACTACGAAAGATGCTTGGGTGTGATAATAGCACAGGTTTCATGCAAACTAAGTGGGATGGAGCACCTTCTATAGTTTGTGGTAAAGATCCTGCAAATGGACATTTCTTTGTAGGTACTAAAGGTGTCTTTGCAAAGACTGAACCTAAGATATGCTATGGTCCTGACCAAATTGATGAATGGTATGGAGATAAAGCAAACTTAGCTGCTGGTTTGAAACTTGCTCTGGAATATTTTTCTAAGTTGGGTATTGATGGTGTGATACAAGGTGACTTTTTATTCACTGCTGCCACAAGAAAGGCAGAAACTATACATGGTGAGAAGGTTTATACATTTACACCAAATACTATCACATATGCTATACCTGTAGACCATCCATTAGGTAAGCAAATTGGTCAAGCTAAGGTTGGTGTGGTGTTTCATACTCATTATGCTGGTGAGAAGGATGGATGGGACATATCAAACATGTCTGCTAGAGCAGGAGCTAAGGTTAAATCTAGTAAGGATGTTGTTTGTATTGAAAATGATACTCCAATGGACAGAGTTGGGTTGAATCATACGGAAGAGGTTAAGTTCGATAAGCATGTATCAACCATCGAAAAATTATGTGGAGATTGTGGGTATTTCCTTGATGAATTGGTGACAAATACAGGTACAACAGGTGATGAAAAGTGGCATGTTGCATCATATTTAAAACAGTTCTTCAACGCAGAGATAAAAGCAGCACGTTCCATTACTAATGTTGATGCTACCTTTACTAGTCTCTATAATTTTTATTATGATAAGACTAAACTTATGCTTAATAAGATAAAGACACCTGCTAATAGGGTGTCTAAGTCTGATCTTGTATACAAGAGTCAAAATTATCTAAGAGATAACCAATCTAAGTTTAAATCAATGCTTGGTCTCTATAAAGAGTTGCAAACAGTGAAACAGATGGTTATAGATAAGTTGGATAAACTTGAAACTTTTAAAACTTTTGTTAGAACTGATCAAGGTTATAAAGTTACTGGTCCAGAGGGATATGTTATGCATAAAGACGGAGATATGATCAAGTTTGTTAACCGTCTTGAGTTTTCATACAATAATTTTACTGTAGCAAAGTCATGGCGTTAAAGTGTAATAAGTGCTACTTCACATTTGGTAGGTTTCAACCACCTACTACAGGTCATGCAGAGAATTTTCGTAATGTTAAACGTTTGGCTAATGGTAGAGACTATAGAATCTATATTTCACACACTCATGACAATAAAGGTAGCAACCCACTACCACCCAATAGAA